CTACGTTTTTGGTAGACATACTCCTTAACCTTACCAGTGTTGAGGTCAGATGTACGGATGATACAGCAGACTGAACTAGGTAGTTCCCAACCTGCTACCTTCCAAGACATGATCTCCTCAAAGGTATGCTCATGGAACATGTCATCATCAGCATCCTTGTATTCTTGCCAGTTGTTAGGAAACTCTTTGCGCTTACCCATCTTACCATTCTTCCGTTTGTTTGACATTAACTAGTTGTTCGTTACGTTGTTGGGATAGTTCAAGAGCAGTCCATGCTGCCTGTTCAGTACTTGGTGCTAGTAGATACCAAATACCGCTTGTGAGGGTGACCTCATACTCACGGAGACCTTTGTAGGTGGTGTACATAATCAGTTACGAACACAAAGAAACTTAGCAACACGCTCAAGCTGTTGAGTCAAGTATGATACTTGCTCAGCATCATAATACCCAGCAGTTGCTTGAGTACGTACACCTTGAGCAACAAAGTCAATCATCTCAAGACGCAACTTGATTTGATCACTGGTGAGTGGTTTAGCCATCAATCCTCAAAGGTGAAGTAATAATCGATCTGTATCCAAATGTGCTCACTTAGTGCAGCAGCTAGGTCATCATCCTTATCCCTACAGGAATTGATAGCATCTCGTATGCCATCATCAATACATGTTTCAAGTAATCGTTGAACGTTTAGCTTCATACGCCCTCATTAAGTGCAACACCCGAGAAGTAGTCAAGCCACTCATTGAGAGTAGCCCACTCATCACAGTACAATACCTTGCTTGAGTCATCACACAGTAGTGAGTACTTAACTGCCTTCATGATAGGTTTGAACTCATCGGGGTAGACATCAACTTTAATAGCGGTCTCGTGAGTGTGAAACGTCATTTGTTAATAGGGTTACGAACAGTGCTGTACACATAGACAGGTATCACAGCTAGGATACCAACCATTCCAATCACAGAAAGGATGATCTGTTGCTCAGTCCAAATGGTCATCAGTTGTTACGAAAGAAGAAGGTACCGTTAACAGTCTCAATGTAGCAGAAGTCATAACGCAAGTCATGATTCCACACATCTTGCCAATCTACAGCAGCCAAGACACAATCGGGGATCTCTGCATTAAGAACCTCAGTGCACCAATACTCAGCGAACTCTTTCTCAGCATACGATGAGTAGCTATCGTGCTCCCACTCATAGCAGTCCTCGAACTGACTAGCAGTGTTGATACCGATGTCATCAAGTTCCTCCATGAACTCAACAGTCTCCTCATGAGTCCACTTGCTACCGAGCATATCGGTGATCTTATCATAGAGATCCTTCTCATCCTCGCTCATGTCATCATACTCCTTATCGGCTACATCAGTGTCGGTGGTAGGTACAACACCTCGTGCATTAAGCAGCTCAGTATAGAACTCAGTGTACATAGCACTACCGTTATCACGTACATAACCAGCGTCCTTGATCATATCAGTGCGTGTCAGCTCACCTCTATTAATAAGGGGCATCTTGTCATCTACGAATGATACGAGTGAATCACCCTTGAGCATAAAGATAGGTGCGGTGGTGGTGGTCATGTTAGGTCGTGTGATTGTGAATGAAAGGGACAAGAGTTACTCAGCGCTGCTGATTATCTCTATCAAAGCATAAGGATACATATCCTCGTACTTATCATAGTTCAACTCAGCCTCACTGTATGAATCGAATGTATCAAGGGCAATGAACTTACCCTCATCATTCATTCGTGCAATAGTGTACATCATTTAGTCATCCCATAAAGGTAACGGTCAACATCATCGTTGTTACGGATGAAGTCCTCTACATCACTAAGTTCATAGAACGGGTCACCATCCTGGTCACCACATCCATCAATAAGTACGAACTCTTCATAGTCATCACCCATGCGTTGAACTAAGTCATAGCTGGTGCAGTCTTGCACAGCAGCACGAAGGTCATCAAATGTGTAAGTGGTCATAGTGTTAGTTAGTGAGTGGGCAGGTAAGTGGTAACAATTAGAATTCAATCTCCTCCATAGTAGGTGTAGCAGTATTAGGCTCAGTAAAGGTAGTAACGATCATGTCAAGGACAGACAAGAGATCATTACCAGTGCGTGCCTTACCAAGCAGGTCAAGCACTACCTTGCGGTCAATGGTAGTAGTCATAATTAACTCCAATAGTTGTGAACGGTTGCCATGATCAATTATTTAACGTACATGTGGCTCTGCACTAATGATTAGATACGTGGTCGTACAGTCAGGTCGGGTTGCAACCTATAACTGTTCGCGGGAGCGCTCGCTCCGCTAAGTCCGTCTTGTGACGACCACACATTATTAAGTTGTCTAGGAGCTAGAGGTGGAGAGCGACGGTCTCGCCTCCCCCACCGACTCATCTAACATACCAGCCCCTAGGCCGATGTGTCAATCCCAAGAACCCAGTGGATCCGTGTAGCCCCTTAATTGACCCTATCAGCGTTCCTTATCGATCCGAACCGTAGGGCTGCTATGTGATGCTGGGCGTGAGTGTGAACGAAGTGAACGCATCGTGTGAATGGAAATAGTGCTACAGGTCGCGTCATAGGCGAACTACTGCAAAAAGGCTATGCACGTGAATGGTGGCTGTAAGGCTCTCTACTGGCGCTGTGGTGTCAGTATACCTAGCAACGGTTAGAGGCACCTTATAGCCGCTTCTAGGCGTGTCTCAGGGCGTTATAGCTGCGCTGTCTTACTAAGTTGGGAGGGCCAGACAGATCACTTCATATCTACCTATACACATAACTTATCATACAGCAATGATTGATTACAATACCTTATCATTGTATCTCAGTAACTCGTTGCTTATTGCGATTCATTCTCAATAAGGCGTGACTATAGATGATGACAGTGCCCCAGTACCGTGTCCAGAGTATCTGCATCAGGCACAGGTACGCTGGACAGAGGCTGCTCGCAGGCTCACAGTGGACACAGTGCTAGCAGTTAATAACTACATTGGCTGTGAGTCCTTGATCGCAAGAGGGGGGCACTGGGGGGAAATACGAGACCCCTTGGCGATATAAGGCTTGTTAAATTTATGTCAAAAATTAAGGGGCCCCTAGAACGCCCTACAAGGCCCCTCAACGCAGTTAAACAGTGAACGCAGCACACACACTAGGAAGATGCTCCTCTAGGAGCTTGTAGACACCTTCTGCGATCACCCTATGCTCCAGCTGAGTGCCATTACCACACCGCAGTTGACAGTAATGCACCCAAGACCGAATAGTGCCATTCATGTACAACTTAGTTGGTGCAGCTAGTGGCAGTACTTCTCTAGCACACTCCTTAGCTACCCCATCTTTCAACATCCTCTGATACAAATCATAACACTGATTGTAAAGTTTAATTGTCTCTTCAGTGTACTGATAGTTTAACTTTAGACTTAGATCATCAGTGCTATTCTGTCGGTTCTTACTATCTTGTTTACGGAACTGTGGAGGAGCTGCTACTTCTGTTACCTCAGCATACCGTTGACTAAACTCCTGGAAGCTAAAGCTCCTATGCCTAAGGATCTGTGCTGCTATACTACGGGTAGTCTCAATAGATACACACATATTCACCATCTCAAAGGGTGACCAATGTTGATGGTCAATAAGATACTTAATTAGTTTAGCACTGGTCTCAGTGTTGTTTTGATTAGCTGGGTTAGATACCCTAGCCATGTAACTAATAAGTTCTTCAGCATTAGGTGTGATGTGTACTAGAGATACGCTATGAGTCATTAACAGGTGGTAGTGGAGGTTATTGGGAGAGTTAATAACAGTAGTGACAGTAGTGGGAGGAGCTACGCTCCTAATCCCTCACAGTACTCACAGTATTAACCGTAAATAGTGTAGGTTAGAGGAAGTTTGTGTCTTTTGTGTTATACAGTACTTACGGTAATAACCGCCTACGGCGTGTTATACAGTAAAGAAGATATAACCCCCCTAGAAAGACTTATGTTAACTTCCCCAAGGTTAACTGTCTAGAGAGTAATAGTAGCTGGTGAACATAGATAAAGAAGGAAGAGATGTGTCTTAGTTTACTAAGGCATGTCTCTTCCTAACTTCGGAGAAAGTGGTCCACCCTCCACTTCCCTTGTACGGGTGGGATCTCAGACCCACGTTGGTACTACTTGTTTTGTCTTTTGGCCTCTAGCCTTACGTCTTTGCTCTAAATTCATGCCAAAGACTAAGTGATTTGTAGCAGCTTGAGGGTCATCAATAAATGTTTCAAGGATGTCTTGCCATTCCTCTTGCTTACGCATCTTAACAGCTTCATAAGCACTAATGGACATAGCATCTGTGAAGTACTTAACACCTTGTGCTAGACTATCGAGTCTATCGTCATGTTTAACTGCTCCCTTCTCACGACACATCCTAGACATTTGGTAGAAGAGCATATACAGTAAACGCTCCTCAGGTGCTGCGTCTTTATTGGAGCTATAGTCCCATTCCACCACTGACCTATCAACAATGAGTCTATGTTGGTTCATGACAGGTTCTAGGGCATCGATAATACGGTCTTCTTTACGGACATTAGCACGTACTTCCTCTACGTCTATTGCTTGTTTAGTTTGTTGCAAGTGCTTTTTAAAGAGTTCTGCGACGATACCATCTCCGAAGTTTGTTTCGATGAGGAGTTTAGTAACATTGTACCGCTTACACCCACGAAGGATGTCAAGAAGTGTATTGTCGCTATAACCGTCGCGATACGCTCGTACTTCGTGAACGTAGAGAAAGCCATTCTTTTGTGAGATGTATGTAGCTGCTGTTTCATCTGTACCCCGTCCACTGGGGTCAACAGAGCATATAGTTTCAGTGTAGGCACTCCACTCACCTTGTAACTGCATTGGAGAGTAGAAGTAATCACCAGGTAGGCCTACAGTGGGGAGGTCTTTGAGGCAGTTACGTGGGTCACTACACCACACCACAGCATCTGGTGCCTGTGTGGGGTTAACTGATGTTACCACTAGGTCACTGAACTTAAGTGGGAACTTCTCAGCGTCACTCAAGGTTGTGTCTAGCTGGAACTGTAGCATGAAGTTACTACGACCCATAGCAGCTTCACGTTCTACTAGGTCTTCACTAGTGAAACGGTCAGGATCTGTAGGTGTCCACTCCTCTACACCCATCTCTATGTCTTCCACGATTTGTGGTGACAAGAGACCTTCGTACTGTGATAGCTTATCTTTGCGTGGATAACGTGAGGGCCACACAAAGGGACGGTAGTTACGTTCTGCTAGCTTACGGTAGATGGTAAAGGTAGTCTGAGGTGTACCAAGGTACATAATACGACTATCTTTCTTTGGTGTTAGGATAGACTCAGCCTCAGTACATAACTGTAGGAGCTTCTCCCTCATCATCTCAGTTAAGCTATTGGACGGAACTTCTACGTCATCCAGAATCATCAAGTCAGCACGAGAGCCGGTTAACTGACCAGTAATGCCAACACTTTTAACAGAAGGAGCTTGGTGAGGGGCACAGTTAATATCAAAACTAATACGTGACCATCTAGAGGTATCAGCTTTAGGTTGCATGTGCCGTAACCAAGGTGTTTCAATAATTAGCTTTTGACAAAAAATACTAAAGTTATCGGCACGTTCTTTACTAGCACTAATTACCATTACCTTTTTATCATTATCGTTAAACAACGTCCAAAGAACAAAGGCAGCAGTAATCCATGATTTACCAACACCACGAAAAGCCTGCACCATTAAACGTTTTGGGCCATATTGTAGATAATCAGCGATTGCATATTGAGCACGAGTTGGTGACGGTAAATCTAATTGTGCCCAAATTGCTTGAAGAAAGTACTTAAAGTCTTG